AACAATTTACAAAGATCAAACAAATTTAAATTTATATGTTGCTCCTGTTACAGAGGAGGGATCAACAGTAGACTTTTCAGCCGATAACACTAATATGGGAACTGAGAAGCAAGTCGATTTTATTTCTGCTATTACTTCAAGATATAATTTAATAATTGAATTGGATAAAGAAATACCTAATCAATTAAATATTGAGCCTGCTCAAGATTACTTTGATGCAGGAACTTCTAAAGATTGGAGTAATAAGCTTGACTTAAATAAGCCGAGAACATTAAAACCTACAAACGAATTTAGAAATAAGGATGTAGACTTTACTGATTTGGAGGATGTAGACAGGTCTAATGCTTACCATCAAAACACTTTCTTTGAAGCTTACAACTCTTATAAGGCTGATCTAGAGGGCGATTTTGGTAAAGGCACATTGAAATTAAAAACAATATTCTCTTCTTTCTTAGCTACAAGAGTGCAAGGTCATGATATGATGATCGCAAAACTATACAGGTTTGAAAATGGAAATTTAAGTTTTACAGAATTAAAGCCTAAACTGTTTATGTATTCGGGCTTAAAAACTTGCCAACCTTACCGATTTTGGTCGCAAGCAAGTGGTACTTTTGAAACTTTAACTAGCTACCCATTTTGCAACACCTACCTTATGAGTGGGGATTTAGTTGTTAATTCAGATAAGGACATCCGCTTTAAAACATCTTGGGCTTACGATGGCCAGTATTTTATACAATCACAAACAACAACAGACACGCTAGCATTATGTTGGAGAAAGTATTTAAATAACATTTACAATAGAGAGGCAAGAGTTTTATCTGCACAGTTTTATTTAACTCCAGAAGACATAGCTCAATTTAAATACAACGATAAGATTTTTGTGCAAAATTCTTACTATCGAATAAATAAGATAATGTCTTATGCTTTGGGCAAAAACCTGAGTACTAAAGTTGAGTTAATAAAAATAATAGAAAGCAATTTAAACGATAATACTTTAAGTTCTTTTGGGTGCGATTTGACTTTGCAAACTTCAAGTTTAAACGGAACAACAAACTGGGTAGATTCAGATGGTGTTGCTGCACAGCCAACTCAATTATGTTGTGAGGCTAACAATTTTAGTTATATTAATAATGAATGTTATTGGAATATTCCAAATACTCCCGATGAAGAAACTCCTGCACCTATACAATGGTCACCAAATGTAAGCGTTGGCACAACAGGAGGGGATGCAATAGTTAGTCCTGATGCAGTAAATTTAAGGGTATACGATGAAACAAACATATATTTAGAGGGGACTGTTAGAAGAATTGGGAAAAACGCCTCAGATACTGAAATTCTCTCATGGGATGCGGCAACAAATGCGACTAAATGGATTGCAAATAGTGGCGGAGCTAGTGTAGCAGGCGCAAATAAAGAGGTTCAATTTAACGACAATGGGGCGTTTGGAGCTGAGGCAGGTTTTGAGTACGACAAAACAACTGACTTCTTGAGTGCTGACAATATAGAGGGTAGGCATTACGGAGAAAATACAGGATTTAGAACTCAAACAGTAGGTTCAGCGTTTAAATATATGCTTGCGCCTAATGATTTTAGCGTTTCTGCTCACCTATCAACAACTATATATACACGAAACAGCGGGGGAAGCGTCCAACCAAGCTCAAACGCAGGTAGAGACAACAGTATCTTTGCAATGGTATTCTTACCCATTGGTTATAGGATTACAGGTTTTAGGGTTACAACAAATGTAACACTTTCTGTTTCTTTGACTAAGGGCGACATAGGTAACACAACGATCACAAATATATTTACAGGTACAAGTAACACAGGAAACAGTTTAACAACTGCCGAAACAATAGCAGTTAATAAATACTATCTTTTAAAGGTTGGAGTTTCTGCGGTAACAGATGCAATTTACGGAGGAGAAATTTCACTAGAAAAAATATAATATGATTAGCGAGGTTATTAGGTTGGTTACATCAAACCAATTAAAAGAAACAGAAGAAAACAAAATATTGTTTGGAGCTTACAAATATCCAACATCAATAAAAGAGGCATGGAAACAATTTAAAAAAGAGATATGGCGGAAGAGTATAAAATAAAATTAACAACAGATGCTTCTGAGGTTAATAAGGAAATAAAAGAAACTTCCAAAGATATTAAAGATGCTTCGGATGAGCAAGGAATTTTTGCAAAACAAACCGCTTTAGTAAGTGGAGCGTTTAAAAAATTAAAGGGAGGAGTTCGTTCTGTAATTACAACCTTTAAAACTCTAAAGGGTGCAATTGCTGCGACTGGAATTGGTTTGCTTGTAATTGCTTTTGGTTCTTTGGTTGCATTCTTTACAAAGACTCAAAAAGGGGTTGATCTTCTAGACCAAGCAATGGCAGGATTAGGAGCTGCGGTTGATGTAATTGTAGACAGGATTTCAAGCTTTGGCGATAGTATTACAAAGTTCTTTAGTGGAGATTTTTCGGGAGCAGTTGAGGGAATGACAAAGACGTTTTCTGGCTTGGGAGATGAGATTGTGAGAGAAGCAAAAGCAGCATCAGAGCTTGAGAAAACATTGCAAGGTTTAATTGACATGGAACGAGGGTTCTCAGTTCAGAAAGCAAAAAACAATGTTATTATTCGACAAGCTGAAGCATTAGCCGCAGACCAAAATGTTTCTTTACAAACTAGAGTTACTAAGTTAAAAGAAGCAATGGATTTAATAGAGGAACAAGCTCTTGAAGAGGAAAGGATTGCTAAAACTAAATACGATAATATTGTTGCACAAAATGCTTTAGGAGAAAGTACAATAGAAGACTTACAAAAGGAAGCTGATGCAGAGATTGCATTGATAAATATTAGAGCAGAGGCAGCAGATAGGAGAAAGGCTTTAATAGGTCAGTTTCAATCATTGAATCAGCAGCTTGCAACTGAAACTCAAGAACAAGAATTTCAAAAACAAAAAGACGCAGATTCTACTCAAGAAGCTATTGTATTAAATGCTAAAACAGTAAATGAAATAATTGTTGAAGATGCAGAAAATACAAGTCAAAAATTAATACGTAATAAACAAAATGAACAAGCTGAGATTGTAAAAGCAAAAAGAGAAGCAACAGCAGAAGAAATTGCTATTACAAAAGCAAACACCGAATCTCAACTACAAGCAGGCGCACAATTAGCAGGTGCTTTGTCAAGTCTAGCAGGAGATAATAAAGAGCTAGCAGTTGCTTCGGCTGTAATTGATACATATGTTGGCGCAAACAAAGCATTTGCTCAAGGTGGGGTTGCAGGGTTTATAACAGGCGCAGCGGTTATTGCAGCAGGTTTGAATAATGTTAGAACAATAATGAGTACAGATGTTAAAGGTTCGGGCGGTGGCGGCGGTGGCGGTTCAACTTCAATCCCAAGCGTACCGCCGTTGGCACAAACTTTAGGGCAAGCAGTACCACAAAACGGAAATATAAACGATTTAGTAAATCAAGGAAATTCAAACGAGCCAGTTCAAGCTTATGTAATCGCTCAAGATGTTACAGATTCACAAGAAGCTCAAAACTACATTCAAAACCAAACAACATTATGAAAAAATTAGTGGAATTTATTTTAAACGAAGATGATGCAGATGTTGGAGTGTTTGCAATCTCACTAGTTGAGAATCCTGCAATAGAAGAAAACTTTATGTATTTCAGTAAGAACGGAAAGCCTCAAGAATTTGCAACTACCAACGATGAGAAACGCATTGTAATGGGCGCAGTAATGATTCCTGACGTACCAATTTTGAGAATGGATGCAGAGGGAAAGGAATACAATTGCTTCTTCTCTAAGGACACAATAAGAAGAGTTGAGGAGCTTTACATGATTAACTCAAAACATCAATCGGCTACTATTGGACATGAGAGAGCTATTAACGGAATCACAACAATTGAAACATGGATTGTAGAAGATACTAAAAAAGATAAATCTGCAATATATGGTTTTAAATATCCTGTTGGAACTTGGGTTGCTTGCATGAAAATAGAGAATGAAGACGTTTGGAGTAACTACATAAAAGAGGGTGAGGTAAAAGGCTTTTCTATTGAGGGTTACTTTGATACAAAAGAGGCCAAAGGCATTAAGATGGAAAAGGAAGATGTTTTAAATAAGCTTAGACAGATTATAAAAGACAGCGAAAATAAAACAACTAAGAAATAAGCCTATTTAATTAAATAGAAACAAACCCTATTTTATGGACACACTAGAAAAGATTAAAGAAATGCTGGGAATGGTTGAGGTTGTTAGCAACACAGAGCCAACTCCTGCGGAATTATCGGAAGCTAAAGAACATTTAAAGTTCGAAGAGGCAACCCTTGAAGATGGCACTATAATAAGCGCAGATTCTTTTGAGGTTGGTAACGAAGTTTATATTGTTATTGAAGACGAACGTCAAGCGATGCCGATTGGAGAATATGCTTTTGCAGATGGTACTTTATTGGTAGTTGAAGAAGAGGGTATTATTGCACGAATTGGAGCAGTTGAAGAAGAAGAGGTTGTTGAAGAAGTAGTTGAAGAACTCAGCGAAGCAGACTCAAGCTCAAAAGATGCTTTAGTGCAGACAATTGGAGTACTTGAAAACCTAATTCAGGAATTTGAGAAGCTTAAAGAAGACTTTGCATCTATCAAAACAGAAGCAAAAGAAAGCAAGGCTAAAGTAGCAGAGTTTGAAAAAGTAGGAGAGGGCATTAAGCCAAATCCTGAGGGTAAATTTAGCGAGGCTAAGTCGATGACTGACTTCTCTAATTTAAGCCCACAAGAAAGAGTAACTTATTTAATTAATAAAAACAAAAATATTTAGATCATGGCAGATTCGTTAACGAAAAATTATGTCGGTAAGGCAGCAGCAGGGTTCATGTCTGCTTCTCTATTATCGGGAGAAACACTAGCAAAGGGAAACTTAACAGTACTCCCAAATGTAGCGTTTCAAGTAAATTTAAACAACTTCAACCTATCAGCTTCGGCTGTTACAGATTCAACTTGTGACTTTACAAGTGCAGGAGATGTAACTTATGTTGAGAAGCCTTTAGCTCCAAAGCGTTTACAAGTAAACAGAGCTTTATGTAAGGGTAATTGGTTATCTACTTGGGCAGGTGCAAACATGAGAGCAGGTTTAGATGGAACTTTGCAAACTGATTTTGCAACTTACCTTATTTCCTACGCAGGTTCTTTAGTAGGCCAGCAAGTTGAAACTTCAATTTGGAGTGGAGCAGCAGGTACAAGTGGACAGTTTGATGGATTTGAAGCTTTGTTAACTGCTGATGGCGGTGCAGATGTTGCTTCTATTGCTTTAGATGCTTCTAACATTATTGCTCAACTTGGAAGAGTAAGAGATGCTATACCAAACGCTGTTTACGGACAGGATGATTTAGCAATCTTTGTTGGAACGGCAGCGTTTAAATACTACATTGCTGCACAGGCTGCACTTGGTTATTTAAACCAATACCATGCAGGAGTTACAGAAGCGAACTTTGAGGGCATCAAAATTGTTTGGTCACCAGGAATGGGAGCTAATAGAATGATTGCAGGTCGTAAGTCAAACATGTTCTTTGCAACAGACTTAGAGGGTGATTTAACTGAGGTTAAATTATTAGACCAAACTATGGTTGATGGTTCAGACAATGTAAATCTTGTAATGAGATTTAACGCAGGGGTTGGATATTCAACACGTGCGGACATAGTTTTATACGCCTAGTCAAGCATGGCATGCGCACTTACAAATGGTAGAGCTTTAGAATGTCGTGAAGCGGTTGGAGGATTACGTAATGTATACTTCGCCAATCATGACACTCTAGGAGCTTACACCATATCGGATGGGGAACTTACCGCAGTCGATACAGCAGCAGCCGATGTCTTTAAATATGCTTTAAATCCACAAAGTTCTGAGTACTCCGAAACTATTACAGTTTCAGAAGATAATGGAACGGTATTTTATGAGCAGGTAACTACTTTAATGCTACCAAATTTGAGCAAAGCAGCACTTTCTGCACTTCGCTTATTAACTTCGGGAAGATTTCAGATATT